TGATGAAAAACCTAATACACAAGAATTTGCAAGAAGATTAAAGGCATGGCTAGAGGGTATAACCGTATATAAAGGTACACTTGACCAGATTGCTAAAGCAGCAGAATCATATGGTCTTGGTCGTCAACCTCGTGGTGGTGCTATGACTCTCGAGGACATTGGTAAATATGCTCAGCAAGTTCTAAAAATGTATACATGGGCAAAAACAAATGCACCATATTTACGAGTTGTTCTTAAATTCAAATCTCTTCAACCTGTAGGTCAGAAAATTCTTGATGCTCTTGATCCTTTAATGAAGGCTGTAGGTTTAGGTCGTGGTGGAAAAAAACCATCTTCTACTTGCCAATGTGATGACATGCATGGTGGAGCAGAAGTAGGTTTTACTGGTGAAGGTGGTGTAAAACCTATTGGTGAAGATTTTGAAGAAGAAGAAGAAGTAAATTATTTTATGGATGGACCTCATATGAAGGCAAAAGCTGGACCTAGAAAAGTACATGCGGAAGAACGTGTAGCAAAATTTGGTGGACGTATGCTTGGTGGAATGGAATATGTTCAGTCATCTGATTCTTTAATGGAAGAACAATTAAAGCAATTCGGATTAAAATCTCCTAAGGAAATGAAGAAGATGGCTGAGAAAGCAAGTGAAGATGCATTACGTATGGCTCGTGGTGCTATTTCTCGTCCTGTAGGTGGTGCTGCTTGTGGTGGTAAGAAACCTTCTGCTCGTGGTGCTATTGTAAAGAAAATAATGAAAGAAAAAGGTTTGTCTCTTCCTCAAGCTTCAAAATATGTGAAAGACAATGGTTTGTATTAAAGAATTTAAATTCGTATTAATAAACAAATGCCGACATTCCAAACTACGCCTTATAAACCTTGGATTTTTCCTGATGAGGCGTACCATATGAATCGTAAAGGAATGCAACCTTTAAAAGCTTCTCCTTTAAGTAGACTTGATTTACTTTCTCCTGTAGAAAGCGAGTCTCATTCTCTATTTTCAGACCATGAACATAGTCTTGTTCATGAGCGTCTTCGTGTAAACAAAAGAAAAGAACAGGGTATGCTTGGTATAGGTAAGATGAATGAACGTTCACAGCGTTATGTAAGACCTGCATCTCGTTCGGCTGTTCCTAATGGAGTCTTTCATGGTTCTCCTATGCAATATGCAGCAAGTTCTGGATTACGTGGAGGTGTAATTACTACTAGTGAAGGTCAATCATGGTTAGTACAACGTCTAAAACAGCGTGCTCAAGAATATGCTGAAAGATCATCTGGTTCATTTTCTCCTAGACCTCCTGTAATGCCTGATGTAACTCCTAATAATGATGTAGACACTTTACTACAGGCTGCTTTTACAGCATTTACTGCTGGATCATTCACAAGTTCATTGAATGACACACTTAATAAACTTCTACAGGCTTTCATTAAGATTGGAGCAACTATAACACCTTCTCAACTTACAACTTATTCTCAGGCTATTGAAAAATTAATGATTACTTCTCGTGCTTATGAAGGTGATTTAGGAACTATGAGAGGAGCAGTAGTATTAGATCCTAAAGAAAAGCGTCTTCGTGCTTTAGATTCTATAAATAATACTTTACGCATTATTGATGCAGCTCTAAAAGAAATTGCTCGTGTGATTTATGAACCCTTGTCTGCTCGTCAGCAAGTAATGAGTCAACTTCAATCTAGATTAATTACTCGTCAAGTTGCTGAATTTAAACCTGGATTTGTTGGAGAAGAAGAAGGAACTGCTTTTGAGGTTCCTCCTGCAGAAGTTCAACTTGGTGAAGTAAGACCATCAAGAAGTTTATTACCTTCTCGTTCTATGCCTAGTTCTTCTTCTGGTATGGAAGAAAGTGTATTTGATGATGGTGCATCAAATTTACCTGGATTAGGAACTGCTAGATCTTCTGAGAATGGAGTTCAAAGTGTAGTTTCTGAAGATGCTCGTGCTCCTCCTCGTGCTTCTGCTCCTGCTCCTGCTCCTGCTCCTACTCCTGCTCAAGAAGGTGAATGTGTTGATGAAGTCTATCCTGACCTTGCTAGATTTGATGATTTGGCTGGTCTTGGTCGTCGTCGTACTGTTCGTAGACAACAAGGTTTAAGATTTTAGAAATTTTCAAATTATAAAGTAAATGGAACCTTTAATTAGACCTTACCAACTTGGAGGAAAAAAAGGTTATAGAACAGAATTGAATGGTATTCCATTCTCAAGAAAACCTGTTGAATTACAACGAGCAATTCAACAGGCGGAAGCATTAAAGATGAAAAAGAAAATGCCTAATATTGAATCATATTCATTAAGTGAATCAGACATACAAAAAATGATTCCAACTTTAAAGATTATTTCATACCCTGATTTATTAAAAGCAAGAACAATTGATGATGTATTAGATGAAAAAGGAAGACTTATGCTTTTATATTTAACACAAGACCATTTTACAGGTCATTGGGTATGCTTATTAAATTATAGAGACACTAACATTATAGAATATTTCGATCCTTATGGAAATTATAAACCTGATGGAGAATCAAAATGGTTAAATAAACAACAACTAAAAGAATTTGGTCAATCAACTAAGAAATTAACAGAATTATTAAATGCAAGTAAATATGAAGTCAAATCAAATGCTTATTCATTTCAAAAGGACAAAATAAATATGAATACTTGTGGTCGTCATTGTACAACAAGACTATATTTTAAGAATTTACATTTGCCTGAGTATATTAAACTTGTAGAGTCAACAGGATTAACACCTGACAATTTTGTTAGTGCTTTCACATATAATTTGATTGGTAAGTAATCCATAAAAAAATTAGTGTTGAGTAATAAATGGTGAGTTCAACTATTAAATATGTTGGCGATGCTTCAAATCCTGAACGAGTATATTATACTGGTTCTATTATTAACAATTCAACAATAACTACACAGCAAGAGGAAGACCCTCAAATTGATTTCAAGGACCAACGAGAGAATGCTATAATTCCACATGCAGCTGATTATGAACTTTCAGTTGAGAATTTTGCTCTTCATGGTCCTCAAAAGAATCTTCCACTATTTATTCCTCAAATTAAATCAACATCTGTAAATGAAACACAATATAGTGTAAGTGTTGGTATTAGTGTTGGAGGAGTAAAGAAAGTTGGAACAGCTTTTATTATATGGCAACCTGAAAACCAAGCTCCTTATATTGAAGTTCCTCCTGTAGGAGCAAACCCTGAAAATTATGAATACTATTATAGCTATACATATTCTCAATTTGTTGGTTTAGTTAATAATGCTCTTAATAGAGCGTGGGTTCTTGCAAAGAATGGTAATACTCGTGGAACTCAGTGTCCCTTTATAGAATATGATGAATCTACTGCTTTATTCTCATTAAATCAAGATTCAAAGACTTGTATGGCTCCTATAGGAACTCCTCTTCCTTACCCTTATAATGTAACACAAGCAGTTACTGGTGATTACCAAAATAATGAATTTTCATTTGTTGGAATGAATACTCAACTTGAACTTTTGCTTTCAAATTTTCCTTCAGTGTTTACGTCTGGTTTAAAATTTGGAGATCAAGATTTACCTGAAGTTGTAATAGACACAGGATTAAATTGGAATTGGAAAGCAAATGAATCATATTCTCCTACTCAACCTTCAAGTCCTGTAGGTCAAATATTAAAGAGTCTACCTAAATCATCTATAGTTGAATTAGCAAATCCTTTTAATGGTGCAGCCCTAGGTTATTTTTTCCTTCGAATCAAGCAGGATTATAAAAGTACAGGAAGTATTTGGTCTCCAATTTCTTCATTAGTTCTAACTACAGGTCAAATTCCACTCCGTAATGAAAATACTGCTAATCCTATTATTCTTGGGACAGGTACGAATGGAGGTCAATCTGGAAGTAGTGGATCATTTAGAACAATTCTTATTGAAACACCTATTCATGATTTGGATGCAGATGATTGGAGAACTTCTTTAGTATATAATCCAGCAGTTGAAAAGTTTTCATCTTTTACACCCAGTCAGAATCCAATCTTAACAGTTGATGTAAAAATGTATTGGCGTAGTCGTCTAACAAATAATCTAATTCCTATGACTATGCCGAACCAATCCTCAATGACTTTTCGTCTACTTTTCAAGAAAAAAGGACTTTATTAGTCGTCGTTTCTTTTAAAAAAAATTGTTTTCTTAATAACAAACCACAATGGCAAGCGAAGTCACAAAATATTCTGTGTTCGACCCTCGTATCATCCAGCAGAAACCCAAATATGCTGTCGAGAAGGGTGCTGCTTCTATTTCCAATGTTCCTGTTCAGGCTCAGACGGCAGACTCATCGTCAGTTCAGTTCAACGTACAAGTGCCGTCCGAAAACGTATTCGTAGATCGTGCTGTCCAGTGGAAAGGTACTCTAGTAGCGAAGGTTGTTCTAACACCAACTGGTGACACTATTCCTATAGGTGCTTCTCTTGCTGGTCTAGTTGCTCCTGCGGCCTTCCCTCTTCACCAGGCTGTAAATCAGATGTCTGCAACGATTAACGATGCGACTGTAACGGTGAATACGCAGGATGTTCTTCCTCAGGTACTTCGTCTAGCGGACATGCGTGATGCTCGTCGTCAGCGTACTTGCCCTACGATGCTTGATCGTTACGCCAAATACCCTGATTCAGGTGTAGTAAAGAATTCTCCTCTACAACTATGGGATGAGACCAAGAATTCTGATGAAGTACCTAATGGTGGCTTCAATGGTTTCTACTTTGCTACGACCGACACTGGTGCAACGCCTTGTGGTACTGGTGGTCCTCTAACAGGTGCCCCCAAGATTTCTTATCTAAATGGACAGCCTTATGCAAGTACTGCTATTGATCCTGCTACTGATACTCTAACTTTCTATGTAGCAGTAGCGTCTACAGAACGTCTAATGCTTCCTCCGTTCATCTTCTCTGACCAGTATGAACTTTCTACTGGTCTATTTGGTGTTCAGAACTTTCAGGTACAGATGAACATGTCTGCTTCTGCTAGTCGTGTATTCCGTTGTGCTACATCTCTAAGCGTTCGTGCTGAGGCTGGTCCTGCTACGACGACAACTTTTACGTCTGCAGTAACGTTCTCAACGACTGGAGCACAGACTGGTTCTTGTTGGCTTGAAAAACCGTATCTAAATGTTCAGTTCCTAACGCCGTCTCTTGATGTTCCTCTACCTCCCAAGAGCATCGTGCCTTACATGGAATTCCCTCGTTACATTACGACTGGTCTTGAATCCGTAGGTGCTTGGACTCCTGCTTCACAGAAACCAACTTCCCTAACAAGCAGCACGATTACTCTACCTAATATTCCTGATCTACTACTAATTTATGTAAAACCTACTAGTTACACTGCATCACAGGGTGATTTCTCTCTACCGATTACTAGTATTTCTCTAAACTTCGACAACTTCTCTGGTCTACTCTCCACGATGAAACAGGAACAACTATACCAGATGTCCGTAAATAATGGTGTAGACATGGACTGGTCTGAATGGTCTGGTCATAGCTATGTAAGTCAATCACTTGGACTCAGTGCTGGTAATGCTCCTACCATTGGTGGTCGTGTAGGTCTAGTAGGTGGTCCTCTAGTACTACGCCCTGGTCGTGACTTTGCACTCCAGTCAGGTCAGGCGAGCGGCCTCGTAGGAAACTTCTCCCTACAGTTCACTCTAAATGTTCTAAACTTCACTGGTGATTCAGTATCCGCCAACATCTATGTAGTACCGATTAGTTCAGGTTTCTTCGAGACCATCAAAGGTTCTTCTCGTGTAATCAAGGGTGTTCTCTCTGAACAGGACATTCTTGGTGCTTCTAATGCTGCTCCTTCTCCTGAACTACAACGCCCTGTAGGTGCTGGTCGCAAACATAATGCTCGCCATTCTGGTATGGGTGCATACATGTAAGAACAAATCCAGATTTAATTAATATAATAATAAAAATCCTAATGAGCATTATATTGAGATCAATATAGCTATTCATAGCTGAGATCAAAAAGTTCTTCTTGCTCACTAGAATTTTCTTTTTTTTGGATGGTATGATGTAAAAATCACTAACTATAATGTAATTATTGAAAAACACATGGATTTTCTGGTAAAAAAATCGATTTTTTTACTGATTTTTTTATGTGTTTTTGCGTATTTATATGTAATTTAATGATTTTTACCATATATAATATAAATGTCATCATATGATGAACTTGAATTCATTAAAATGTCTAAAGATTTTCTATTATTTTCTATATTTTCAATTATAGTATTTATTTTGCTTATTAATTTCATATATAAGTTATAAAGAATGGATCCTAGATTAAGAAATCAATTTGAAGTTGTTTATGGTGAGTTAGAGAAGGAGATAAAAAGAATTGGACAGGAGATGGGAAAGCCTAAAAATGCTCACTTGTATAGCGAATTACAAGCTAAACTTACTGAACTAAAGGAACTTCGTGTAAAATTAAATACTATAGAACGTGGTCATAAAGATCATATTTCTCGAAGAATACCATTTAGTCCTGCATTAATTGAAAAGGTTCTTGGATTACTTAGTAGAATTGGATCAATATTAGGTTTTGCTCCTCCTCCACGTGCTCCTCCTACTGCTCCTCCACGTGCTCCTCCAGGTGCTCCTCCAGGTGGTCCACCTCCACCTCCACCTCCACCTTCATCTGAAGAAAAAGAAGAAGAAAAAGAAGCATGTCCAATTTGTCTTGAAGATTTAGATGATGGAAGTCCAATTCATATTGGTCCTTGTACTCATAAAATGCATAATAGATGTTATGCACGTTTACCACCTGCTTGGACTCATGGACCAAAAACAGGTCAAAAAGCATGTCCTGTTTGTAGGTATAATGCAGTTGTTCCTGGAGCATTAGTAGAACCTCTTCGTTCTCAACAAGGTTATGGAAAACCTAAGAAATGCCATAAATGTGGTCTTCCTAAATATTAGTATTGTTTTGCTTAATAATTTCATATATAATTTATAAATGAAGTGTCGTAAATGTGGCTTACCAAAACTTCATGGTGGTATAGCACCTGATCGTAAAGCATATTTTGAATTAGTTAAACAATCATATGAACCTTCTGCATCAAAAAAAGTTGGTGATTGGGAATTAGTTGCTGAAACTCCAACACTAAAATTCTATAAATCTGGAAATGATGTTGTAGTAAGTATTCGTGGAACATTTGATTCACGAGACACTAAAGCTGATGCAACTATTGCTATTAATAGTCTTCATCTTTCAGATAGATTCAAAGAAGATGAGAGATTCTTAAATAATTTCAAACAACAAAATCCTAATTTAAAGTATTATGGTGTTGGTCATTCATTAGGTGGTGCAATTCTAGATTTGTTCTTACATAAAGGATTAATCTCTGAAGGACAATCATATAATCCTGCTGTTCAACCTCATGATTTTGGTGCAACATTACCTAATCATCGTATATTTATGAGTGGTGATCCACTATACACTTTAGTAAGATTATTCCTTAAACAGAAACCTGAAGTCATTAAAGAAAATTCATCTATATTCAGAAAACTTGTTAGATTAACTCCTATTGGTAATATAGCAACAGCAGGAGAATATTTAAAAAGTCATGGATTAGAACAATTTGAAGGCAAAGGTAAACGCAAACTAAAAGGAAAAGGAAAACCTAATAAAGAAGAAATTATTGCTTTAATAGAAGAAAGTTATAAAAGTCTTGATCAATTAACTGAACGTATTGGACATAATAATACATTATTACGTGAATTTTCTACAGACACAATGAAAGTATATTTAAATAAAGCACGACCTAAAAATTCAATAATTGTAGTAGTAAGAGGAACTATTAAACCATGGAATGATTTATCTGGTTTTATTACTGATTTAAGTTCTAATTTAGAAATTAGATTTGGAAAAGAGATTGATGAAGGAAAACGTTATTTGGCTGATGAATCTAAACTTAAAGCATTACATGGAAGATTTAGTCCAGCAGAATATAACTATTATGGTTTAGGTCATTCTTTAGGTGGAGCAATTATTGATAATTTTATTGATAAAGCATTAATTTTTGAAGCATGGACTTTTAATCCAGCAATTCAAAAAAAACATTGGCGTGACACATTAGGTATAAATCATAGATACTATATTGATAATGATCCTTTATATGAATTTTTGCATGGTAAAATTTCACAAGATCCAGATATAAGACCTCCAGTAATAGTTCCAGGAACTGCAATAGATGGTAGTCCTAAATTAAGTAATTCTTTAAAAGCACATTCAATTGATGCATTCAAAGGAAAAGAATTAGCTGGTTTAGGAAAATCTAGAAAAAGTAAAGGAAAATCTCCATTAACTCTTCATGCAGTAATTGTTAAAAAACCTTATGACCTACAGGAAGCCAGAGCAGTTGCTCGTGACGTCATGAAATCAAAGAAAGACAAGTTTATGCGTGAAACATCTACTTCATATAGATTTCGTAATCTTCCTAAAACTAAATTTTCTTCATTTGTAACTAAAGTATTAAATCCTCAAGTTTCATTAGTATTTGGTAATTTAAAGAATTAAAAATATAGGGATGGATCCTCATTCAAATACATATGAGAAATTCTTAGTTCAAGTTCTTCTTCGTCATTTAATTTTTCTCGAACTTCTTTAATTTTAGCAATAATCTCTTTTTTCTCAACTGGGTCATCAGTAAACATTAGATGACCTAGTAGACAACTTAATTGTTCATATAGAATTTTAATAGCCGAAGACATTCTTATTTTTAGATTATAAATTATTTCTAATTTTAAATTCTACTTTTTCATAATGATTTAGCATTTCTTTTAATTCTTTAATCTGTCTTTTTATTACTATAACACGATCTAATAGATTATTTGCATAAGCATAAGCAAGTTCATTTAATAGATGCTTTAGATGTTGCTGTAAATACTCCATTTATTATAAAGCAAATCTTTTTATATAATCCTTTATAGACTCATTAATAGTTGGTTTATTCCAAAGAATCCATCTACTTAATGCACCTGCAGTTCTTGGGTCTTCCCAATCTTCATTCTTACGATGTCTTCTTAAATATGCTGCTTTCTTTTGTCTTGCTAGTTTAGGATCTATTTGGTAATAAATTGTATAATCATTATAGTCATAGGCTCCAAATTTAACAAGTTGGTATGGATTGTCGAATTCAGCAGCAAGTTTGTGTACACCATCATTAGCAAGGTAAAACTTAACCATTATTATTTGATTAGGTTATTTTATGTATATTTTAAGGAGGAATCGGTGTTTCATAAGAAATTGTTACTTCCCAATAACCATTTTTTCCATTTGTTCCAGTAGCAAGCAAAGATGCACCACCACCACCTCCGCCAACACCTGTACCTTGAGACCCAGGACCACTTAATGCAGTACCTGGAGTTCCACCAAGACCTTCTCCATAAGGAGCAGTACCATCACCACCACCCTCTCCACCATTACCACCACCACCACCTACGTCACTACTTCCACCACCACCTCCACCTCCATTTACACCACCATCTTCTCCATTAGATTCTGCAAGACCACCAAGAGTTCCACCACCACTGTCACCACCTGGACCACCAGCATCGACTGCACCATTTGTACCAACTAAACCACCTAAAGCCTCAATAGCAGTTTCAGAATTCAATTGGAATGTTGTATTAGTTCCATCTCCACTTCCAACAAGTCCACCAGTTCCCTTTACAAAAGTAATAGTGTCAGTTCCTCCAACAACAGTAGTTGATCCACTAACAAATTGTCCACCACCACCACCACCACCACCACCAGTATTTGTAATCGTAGCAGCACCACCACCACCACCACCACCAACTAACTTATAACTTACTGTATTATACCCGGCTGGAATAGCATAATCTACTAAATCTGGACCATCAGTAACTGAATTAAAAGTTATAGGAGAAAGACTTCCAAAACTTGTCACAGCATAATGTGCTTCCCAAGTTTCACCACTAACAACTGGATTAGCAGCAGTCCAAATACTAAACTTGTCTACATCAGGTTGAACAGTAACAATCCATGCACTATAAGAAACTTCAGGTGTACCATTTGCAGTAGCTAATATTAAACCATTAGCATACATACCAGTTAGACCAACCTCTTTGAAATATAAATTACTAGTACCTGTTGGTCCAGCAAATCCGGTCTGGTCAATTGTTCCAGAAGCCATAATACTAGGACCAACAATATTCTGGTTGAGTGTTACATATTGAGTTCCAGCAATTTCTTGTACTGTTAATGAAGACATTAATCCACCAAGACCTTCAATAATTGGTGCATTATAAATATTATTTGTGCCAAAATCTACATTTTGTGTAGCAGCAAAAGTTGACCAAGTTGAAACATCACCAGAAGGACCAGTAGGACCAGTTACACCATCAGCACCAGTAGGTCCAGTAGAACCAGTTACACCATCAGCACCAGTAGGACCAGTAGAACCAGTTACACCATCAGCACCAGTAGGTCCAGTAGAACCAGTTACACCATCAGCACCAGTAGGTCCAGTAGAACCAGTTACACCATCAGCACCAGTAGGACCAGTTACACCATCAGCACCAGTAGGTCCAGTAGAACCA